TTTCAATAGTTTGTTCTAGTGAAATATAAATATTTTCAATTAATTCTTGAATAAAATCATCATATTCATTAGATGTACTCATTTTAAGTATATACTATATATATCTAATATATAAAATGTGTATATAATATTATTTTTTCAATATTTTTATATATTATATTTAATAAGAAGTATGGATAGAATCAAAAAATTATTTGATAGAAAAATTATAGAATTATCTATGGTTTTACTAGCAATATATGTTATATTATATGTATTAAAAGTTGATTTACATCTTGTTATAACCGGTATTTTATTTCTATGTTATTTTTATTATTTATTTACAACAAGAGAAAATGAAAAAAGTTTAATATTAACTAGACGTGAAAAAGAACCATTTCAAAATAAATTACCATCAACATTAAATAATTATGATGATATTGTAAATTTTTTATATTACATAAATGATTTTAAACAATATAATGAACAAGTATATGATAATGTTCTAATAAATTTAAATGATTTTTTAACATTATATGAAGATCATCAAATTGCTGAAATACATAATAAAAAATTAATGAATGATGTTTTATTAGATACAAAATTTAAAATATTAGATAATTTATCCTCTTTTATTTATAGTTTTAATAACAGTCCTGTACTAAGAACTAAATTAAATGATGCAATAGATACATTAAATAATATACTAAATAGATATTTAACAAGATTAAATATAGAAATTCCAGAAGTAGAACCAGCTAATAATTATTTATAAATACTCTTCTTTCTCCTATCCCTCCAAAACCAAATGATGGAATACGTAAAAAATTATTAAAAATATACATTGCTACTGATACCATAAAAAATCCAGTACCTAAGTACATTATTCTATTATCTTTTAATACAATACTAAGAACATTCATTATTGTAATTCTATTACTATTGTATAAAATTGATAAATCAGCTATGGTATCCATCATTGCTTTTAATGATAATGTTACTAATTTTTGTATATTTAAATTTAATATATTTTCTTGTATTTCATCTTTTGGTAAATTAGTAGGTATATTTTCTTTAGGTACATTTGATGTTATATTATTTGATGTTTCTGGTACAGTTGTTGATTGTATTGTTGTAGTTAATGTATTATTCGTAGATAAATTATTTATTTGTTGAGTTGCATCTGATGTATTAATTGGTATTGGTGGAACAAAAGGTATCGCAGGTCCTCGTATTTTTGTATTTTTTATTGGATTTTGACTAAATTTTTCTTTCCTTTTAGGAATTGTTAATAATTTAGGCTTAACTGGAGTAATTTGTAAATTTGCATTAGTATTTATTTTTGGTTGTTTAGGAGGTTGAGCTCTAGGTGGTTGAGCTTTAGGTGGTTGAGCTCTAGGTGGTTGTGCTCTAGGTGGTTGAGCTCTAGGTGGTTGAGCTCTAGGAGATTGAGCTCTAGGTGGTTTTGGAGATTGTTTTACAACTGGTACCTTTATATTTGATTTAGGTATTGTTTTAGACATTACATTTTTTTTAGATTGTTTCTTAGATTGTTTATTAGGTTGTTTCTTAGGTTGTTTATTAGGTTGTTTTTTGGGTGTATTTTTGTTTGGTGTAGATTGTTTTTTAGGAGTATTTTTATTTGGAGTAGATTGTTTTTTAGGAGTATTTTTGTTAGATGTAGTTTTATTTTTAGAATTAGATTGTAATTTAGATTGAACATTTTTTGTAATTGCCTTAGCGACATTTGGAGTAAAATGTTCTTGCATATTCATATATACTTCATTTACAATACTATTATTTATAATATCAGAACTAGTACTATAATTATATTCACTCATATTAATAAATTATAAAAAAATTATTAAAAAAAATAGTTAATAAAGTAAATAAAAAATTGATTAATAAAATGTATACAATATAAATATATTGTATATATATTATAAATATACAAACATGTTATACACAATTTGTCCTACATGTGGCCATTTATTAGCTGATATTGAATTAGAATTTACTGAAAAATATAATAATATTACTGAATCAAAAGATGCTGAACAAAAGAAAGATAAAGATGTTGAAAAATTATTTAATGATGTAAAGATTAAAAAATATTGTTGTAAAATGAGATTAATTTCTTATTTTGATCATATTAAGGTAATTCAATAAAAAAATAGTTAATTAACTAATTATTTAGAGGAATTATCATAAACAATTTCAATTGTTGGTTTATTATTTTTTTTATCATCATTTCTTTCAGGAGTATCAATTTCTTGAGGTTGATTTATTTTTTTTGTTTGTAAATTTGTAGAATTATCTTCAGCAGTAGAGTTTCTAGTTGATGATATAGATGACATTTCACTAATTAAATTATCATTATTAATAATTACAGAAACCATTGATTTTAATTCTGTATGATATTTATTCCATATTTTACTAGGTATATTTGGTGAGTCATGTTGTAAAAGTTCCATTTGATTCATAATATTATCTATAATTTTTGAACTAATTTCATCATTATTAGTTAGTCTTTCATACATTAATATTTTTTCGATAGTATTAACAATTTTACTATAACCATTTGCTTGTTTAGAATGCATATTTGATAATTTTCCTAAATCAAAATAATTTTGTAATGCTGATAAAACAGTGGCTACAAAACAAGCAGAACCATTAACTAATGATAATGTTTGATTTTGAGCGTTATAATTTGTAAATATTGTGGTAGTATTAAATATACCCATTAATACAGCAGGTACACCCATATATTTATTAATTCTATCAAAATAATGACCAGCTTCTTTATGACATTTATAAAAAATTTTGCATTTTGAATACCAATATTTAAGTATTAATTTTGTGGAAGTATTTAATTTTGTTTTAGTATTATCAATAAAAATATTATCACTATTATTACTTGTCATATATATAATTAGATAATTATTATATTTATTGTTATTTTTTATTATATTTATTATATATTTGAATATATAATAAATGATATATTATACAAAAATTGATGATAATAATTTAATAATAAAAATTATTGAAAATAATAATCAAATATCAATATTTATAAAAATTCAAATAACAAAATTAACATTAAATACTTTTAAAAATATCTATCATAATCTTCATAAAAAAATAAACTATATTGCATCTTTTAAAGATAATGTTCCCCCATTAACAATAGAATTAAAAGATAATTTAATAATTTTTGATAATGATGGAATTCAAATTAAAATTATTAAAAATAATGAAAATGTTGATATGTTTGATAAAATAATAACTAATTTAATGATTAATAATTTAGAATTTGATTCTCCTACTCCTAATAAATCTGAAAAATTTGAAATATAATGATCTTAATATAAACCTATTATAATATATTATCTTATAATATTTAAAAATCGTAAAATGTTAGCTACTCGTATCGAATCTGTTAAAAATCAAGGAATATCTGCTTATCCCCACATGTACGAATCATCATTTAAATATGAAACATTTCGTATTTATGATACTTTAGAAAATGGAGCTAAAAATAGGGATGTAGTATTTCAATTAGTTGGGAGAATTCTTACCAAACGAGAAGCATCTAAAAAATTATATTTTTATAAAGTTCTTATTGATGGTAATGATGTCCAAGTATGTTCGAATTTAGGTGACTATGGTTCTACTGATAAGGATTGTCCTGAATTTATTTGGAATAAAGCTACTTATAATGGTGATATTATTGGTGTAAAAGGTTTTATTGGAAAGACTGATAAGGGAGAACTAACTATTTTTTCTACTAGTGGTTTAATTCTTACACCTTGTTTAGAAATTATCCCTAAAGAACATTATGGAGTAGAAGATCCAGAAATTAGATATTCCAAGAGATATCTAGATCTAATTGTTTCTAAAGATATACGAACTATTTTTAAAACAAGATCTAAAATTATTAAAATTATGAGAAATATTTTTGATGAAGAAGATTTTATGGAAGTAGAAACTCCTATTTTAGGAAATTCATATGGTGGAGCTAATGCTAAACCATTTAAGACTTTTATGAATGATATGAAACAAGATATGTATATGAGAATTGCTCCTGAATTATATCTAAAACAATTAGTTATTGGTGGATTTAATAAAGTATATGAGATTGGAAAGCAATTTCGAAATGAATCACGAGATTTAAGTCATGTACCTGAATTTACTAGCATGGAGTGTTATTGGTCTTGTTCAGATTATAATAATATGCTTTTATTTTGTGAAAAATTAGTTTCTCAAATTGTTTTTAGAGTTTTTGGATCATTCAAGATAATATATCAAGGAACTGAATTAGATTTCACTCCTCCATTTAAAAGAATAGATATTCTAGATACTTTAAGAATCAAGACAGGGTATGCTTTTGAAAATCTAGAAACAGAACAAACTAGATTAGAACTATTAGATATTTGTTCTAAGAATAATATAAAGTTCCCACCTCCATATAATACTGCAAGAATTTTAGATAAATTAATTGGTGAATATATTGAAATAGATTGTATTCAACCAACATTTTTAATGCATCATCCTTATATTATGAGTCCTCTAGCTAAACCACATCGTAATGATTCACTTCTTTCAGAAAGATTTGAATTATTTATAATGCAAAAAGAATTAGGAAATGCCTATACTGAATTAAATAGTCCATTTATTCAAAGAGATAATTTTATTAAACAAATGAAAGATAAAAATGGAGGAGATGAAGAGGCACAAATTCCAGATGATAGTTTTGTTAAAGCTCTTGAGTATGGATTACCACCTACTAGTGGGCTTGGAATTGGTATTGATAGATTAGTTATGTATTTAACTAATCAAACAAGTATTAGAGAGGTAATTTTATTTAATTATTAGTAATTAATAGAAATCAAATAAATTAATATATTTACCACAAATTATTTGTATATTTTTGTATATATCATTACTTTTATTATCTTCTATATAATCAATCATTATTTCATTATTAGCTGCATCATATAAATGAGTATTTGCCCTGATGTAATTAGTATCGGAGCATACTTTTTTGTTATTAGTGCTACCTTTTTGATAATCAATTGAAATTTGTCCAGTTTCTCTATCCTCATATTTAACATAATTAATTTCTTCTTTTTTATCTATTATTAAATATTCTTCTGGATCTTGAATAAATATTTCTGAACTATCTTCAATATTTATCCATCCATTTATTTTTTTATCAGGATTAAATCTATATGTATGATTTATAAAATTTAACATATATACTAAATAATAGTTAAAATCAGGATGACGTGTTTGAGAATTATAATATTTTTTATATGTTATATAAATTGGATCATCCGGAATATTAATATTTAGATATTTACAAACAGCATCCAATACTATTATATTATTTTTACAGTCATTTGATAACATTAATAGATTATTTATTTGTCTTTGTACTAAAAATGATCGTATTGTTGGTGTATAAGTTGGAGTTATTTTACCTAAAGATAAACACATATAATTTTTTAAAATTGCTTTTTCTGGTGTAAACCATACTCCTTTATATTTAAATATGTGTTTATTTTTATTATAAGTTCGATTCATTTTCAATTCAAAATCATTCATAAAACTAATATTATATAAACAGCAAGTATTAATAGATTTTAAATTATATAATAAAAAATCTATATTTGATATTTTTATATTATGTATTTTTTCTGACATAAAATATCTACCATCATACGGTAAAGAAGAATCAATATCTTTATATTGATCTATTTGATTTATTAAATTTGAATTTTTAAAAATATCCATTAAAAATCTAGAATATTTTGAAGGATTCTCTGTTATATAATATTTAGCTAGTACTAAATTATCATTTATATTACAAATATCATCTAAATCATAAATAGATTTTAATAATCTATTTAATTGGATACATAATATTATATGTCTTAATGTATTTTCAATTTTTATTGGATCACTATCAATATTTACAATCCTACTAATTTCTTCATTTGTAAAATATTCATTTTTAAATGGAATATAATTAGATGTATTATTTTCTAAATTATATTTAACTCTTTCAATTTTATCTAAATATATACCGTAATTCCTACCATATTCTGACAGTTTACCATTATTTACATTATATGAACTATTTACTAATTCTATTATATCATTTTTTATAGTATACATTATAATAATTAATATAATAATATAATAATATTATAAAATTATTTTTTATTCTTACTTTCAGTAGCCGATTTATGTTTAATTTCAGGAGCTTTTTCTTTTTTCTTTAAATTTTCATATTTATCAACTAATAAATTATATTTAATTATTATTTGGTTTCTTTCATCTTTTAATTTCTTTATTTCATCTTTTAATTCACCTATTTCTTCTTTCTGAAAACCAGTTGCTTGTATTACATCATCTACTTTTTGTTTGTAAAACATTTCAGCTTCTTTAGTTTGTACAGACCATGTTTTTTGTTGTGGAGGTAATCCAGTTGCTAAAACTATATATTTATCTGCATTATCTTTATTTATTAATTTACCACCTAATCTAAATTTTTTAGAAATTCCTTTACCTTCTTTTGTATAAGTAAAATATCTTATTTCTGTACCTAATGGTAGTTCTTTTAATTGTTCTATATCATTAATTGGTAAATATCCAATTAACTTTTCGGCTTGTTCTTCTTTTGATAATTTATCTTGTAATGTTTTCTTAGGTCGAACATAATTATCATTTCCTAATCGATTGCTCATTATATTATATATATATTTAAATTTATAAATAAATTAAAAAAAAAACAAATTATTTATTTTTCATTTTTGATAATTCATCTAATAATTCAGTAAAAACAACTTTAATTGATAATTTATCCTTTTTAGGTTTTTTAATAGGATCCGAATAAAAAATATAATTTTTAGAATAAGATATAGTATAATAATTATTTGATACTTTTAATAAAAATTTCATGGTTGTATATAGATCATTATTTAAAGAATTAATTAAAAAACCACCATATAATAATTTACCATTTAAATCTATGTATTTAATTATTCCTCCTTTTTTTAAAATATCAAGATTTGAATGAGTTATATATGTAAAATTTTGCAAATCTTTTTTATAAAGTTCATAATGTTCTATTAAATAATCATCCTTACTTTCTAATATATATTTTTGAGTTTCCATATTTATTAAGTGTACTTTGTATATATATATATTATATTATATAAGAATAAATTATTATTTATATATATGAGTAAAATTAATTGGGTTACATCATTTGACGAAAATAATAATTATATTATTGAGCTTGAAAATAAGTATAAAAACAGTTGTAAACTTTCAATGAATGAAATTGTTGATGTTAATCTGCAAAATAAATCTGCAGATATATTTAATTTTAGTGTAGAAAATGAAGCAATTAATTTAAAAATGAATGAAATTATATTAATTACTGATTTTAAAAAATTAGATGATTTAGAATTGCTAGAAAAAGAAGCATTAATTATAATCTATATTAATCGATTTTTACTAAAAAATAAATTAAAAGAATCTGAAAAACAGTTTTTTATAAATCTATTCAATTGGATTAAAAATGTATCAGATTATTTTACTAATAAATTAAATTTAATTCCTATTGTGCATTCAAAAAGATTTAAAGATGAATATTTAATTAATAGATGTTCTTATAAATTTTGTAATTATAAAGATAATTGTGAATATAATTATAATAAAAATGGTAAAAGATGTAATTTAGACCATTATGTACACAATATGGTATTTGCAGATTGTGATAGTTTAATTAATTATTTAGTAAATAATGATTTAGAAAAAGTAGATCATTATAATGAAATGATGAAATGTATTAATACATTAATGTTCGTTATAAATCATATGTATAATGAACTTAAAAATAAAATTTTTTACAGTAATTCAAAGAATTCAAATGAATATCATACAAATAATAATTCAAATGAAAAGAAAATAGGAAATAGATATGAATCATTAAATGACACTTCTACTTATAAAAAAGATAATTCAAAAAATAATAGTAATTCAAATCATGGAAAAAAGAATAATAAAAAATCATGGTAAATTATCAAAATATACTATACATTACACTAAATAAAAAAATTATTTATTAAATAATTTTTTTATGATTCATCATCAGTTTCAATTGTAGTCTCATAATTTTTATAATTATCTTTTAATTCAGTTAATGAAATACTTGATATTCCATTATCTTCATCAAATAACCCTTTTAATGCAATATTCTTAGGAATGTAAACAGAATTATCATCTGGTAATAATTTAATATATTCATATATATCTGATGGTATATCTAGTAAATTATTTTCATCAA